TTGGCACTCTTGTTTCTTTTAGCATTATAGTTAATTAATCTTGCTAATCTTAATATTGAATTTCTTCTTTCTGCTGTCTCTAAAAAATTTTCTCTGGCGTTCAAATCTACTCTGAAGGACAATGACTGAGCAATGTAGGCAATAAGATCAAGAAGTGCAACATACTCAGAAGATTCTGTAAAATCGTTGAAATCGTCTGGATAATTTTCTCGTAGATATGATACCATTGTTCTTCTGATGGTTTCAAAATCGTAGGACTTAAAATCTGCCTGCTGGAATGCAGTATAGATCTTTCTCCAATCCTCTGCTACTAATAGTCTATTTTGTCTCTCTGTTGTGGCCATAACGTGTAATACGAATATTTATAGTATTAATTATGTACGTATATTAAGATAGACTTACTGATGAATTTTCATCAAACTTGAATATAAGTTTTTCGGTAATATCATATGGCAGATATGTTAGAGAACATTCTACAGCAATACCGTGTTCATATTCACTGATATTGATTTCTTTTGTAGAAAGCCTAGGATCTGCATTCAAATTTGCTGTGATATCATCCGCAATAGCCTGTCTTAATGCTTCAGTTAATGGTTCAAATATAGCATCGTATATAATTGTACCAAATTCAGGATTTTCTACTCTTTCACCCTTTCTAACAGATAGTCTGTTAATTAAATCCTGCTTGATTAGTTCAAAGTCATACAATTTGTAATTTGTTTGATCTGATTTGGAACTGAATCCTCTGTATATTACTTTATTCGTTGCCATTAAATGTCAAAAACCTTTCCACTGCTTTTAGATACTGATCCTAAAGTTTTACCTGTATCTGCTATCACTGATTTTACTTCAGTGACACTAACAACATTGTTACCAACTGTTGTTTTATAAACAGCATTTGATATATTTACATTAGATGCACCCTTGGGTACAAGCGATTTAAGATCTGGCATATTAGGAATATTCTTATTGAACATATTTGCGTCAAAATTTGTTGATAAACTTTCGACCTTTCCTAAAGTTTTAGTAATCATTCCGCCGATCTGTGAATCTGGGTTCTTGATGTCTCCCAGTAAGTTACTAATTGATGCAGTTCCGGCCTCAGCAAAATTTCCAATTTTACTGCCAATATCATCAAAACTCAAATTGCCTGTTGCTTTCTTGATGTTTGTATTAACTAATTTTGAAAAATCTCCCGACTTGCTCATTACAGCGTCGGTATTTACAAATACTTGATCTTTAAGAGCCGATGCGTTTATTGGAGCCGATTTTGAAATACTTTGTATATCAACCGATCCAGTTGTTGCTTTGACATTTGATGTTTTAGATTTTTTGTCAAATGTTTCTGTTGGTACTCCATACGTAGAAGCATACTTTGTTAAAAATTCATTTTTCGCTTTTTGAACTGACTCCAAATCGGTAGAATCTTTAAGTCCTTTTTCTTCTAAGTAAGCATCTAAATCTGCTTTTATTTGTCCTGACCTTACTGCAAAAATACTACTTGTCCTGTTCAATTGTGATACAAATTCTGAACTGCCGGGACTTGCTGAATTATTTTTCCAAATAGGATCAATTTCATTTTTTAAAGCAGTGACGTGTGGCTCTAAAATATTTTTCAAATCTTTTGCAAACTCTTTTCCCATTTCGGCATTGTAAAATCCTTGCCCAGATGCACCCGCTGATTCGATATTCTTTTTATGAATTTCTTTTGCGTAATCCGGATCGTAACCCTTTGTACCTTTTATGTTAGTTCTTCCTGACATCTATTTCCAAGGCTGTTTGCCTGCTCCTGTAAACATTTTAAGTCCAACTTTTTTTCCAAAGTGTTCTGCATATGGTTCGTGTGTTGGTACACGCATTCCGTCCATCGAATCATTTGCTAATGGACTTGATTTTAATGGTTGTGCTAAACCTTTAAGTGAGGTATTGACATCTGCAATTGGCACAACAAGTGTGTTAGTACCTGATGGATCAGTGGACTGCATATCTGTTCTAATCATAGTAGTAACTATTTCACTGTCCGCCGCAATTGAATTCATATGTACTTCGGTCCCTGCCATGTGTATATCACCACCTGAATGATGTTGTTGACCAGATGCACTGTAACTTAAAATATTACTGTTGACTGCTTTGGTTGTTATAGATCCATTTTCTGCATGAATCATAATATCGTTGTCAGACATGGCTTGTATTCTACTACCATCCATTACAAGTTTTCCGCCTGCTTTCATTTTTATTTCGCCGTCTGCGTAAAAACTAATATTAGCGTCGCTATGAAAATTCATATTCGTGCTTGACCTTACATTAATACTGTTGCCGGAATAGATATCTATAGTTCCATTGTTTGAAAACTCCATCCATGCTTCACCTGATCCGTTTGCTATGTAAACACAACCTTCTGTGTCGTGCAATAATATTTGATGACCAGAACTTGTTCTCAAACGTACAAGATGGTTGTCTCCATTATTATCACCATCATCCATAACAAAAGTGTGTCCTGGACGTCTTGAAGTATGTACATCTTCTAGTGCGTCAGTTGGGCCAAGTTGTTTTGTTGGTTTTGTTTTATCTACAGGACCCGGGGTGCTGATACCAAAAACATTACTAGGAGATTCTCTCCTTGCAGATGATGATGTTGTTCCCCTTACTGTTTCTTGGATTAGGCCTTGTTCCCTTAAAGTCTCTGCAAATGGATGTATAGGCTTTTTAATATTTTCGTACTTGCCTCCTTGTTGCGACCAAAAATTCCTATTTGCCTCGCCTGCAGGCACATAATCAGTTCCATAAGTTTGTTCTTTTTTAGTCTCTGCTTGACTCTCGTCTGATGTATCTACACTTGTCTGCGTTGATGCACCTAGACCAGGAACCATGTGATTTGTGTAGGAATCCTGTACGCAACCTATCCAAAATGCATTTGATATTTTGCCTTCAGCAAAAATTACAAGGACTCGTGTATCGATATCGGGTGGCACTGCCCACATACCATATGAATGCTGACTTTCATCATAACTGTATGGTTTATCTTTTCCTGTAACCTGAAGACTTTTTGCTCCATAGAATGGTGTTAGATATTCACAGATTATTAATTCATTTGATTTTGTGTTTGGTGCTTTTGCTAGGTTTGGAATCACCACACCCAGTCTTCCCATTTTTTCAGGGTCTTTATTTTGCTTGACTATTCCTATGTAAGGACCGGATCCAACGGTACCGTAGGATTGATCTTTACCCGGTGCTTTGGTTGTGAAAACGTCACCTGTTAAATGTATATTTTCTGCCATTATAATCCGCCTCTTATTCTACCTGCCGCATCAATATCACTTACGTTGTATGCTTTTGGTTTGGCATCTTGGTAGTTTATCTTCTCTTTGTTAATTAATGGTTTGGCCGATTTCTTATCGCCTTTTTGATTATTCATTCTCACCATCGTAAGTATTTGAGTAAACTGACCATTATCGAAAGTGCTTTCTACTCTCGAGACCTTATATAAACCAGAGAACTGAATTTCTTCCTGAGATTTAAATTTATAATTTCCAGATACCTCGTCGAAATCTGTAGGATATCTGAAGTGCAATGTTACTAACGGTTCTCCTTGGTCAAGGTCAAACGCACCTTGTTGTTCGTCCCAAACATTACCACCATATGACCCAACCCTTTCAACTTTTTGTATTTTTCCATCACCCATTACTTTGATAGGTTCGGCATAATGATCACCTATAAATGAAGGGTCTCCCATTATCTTCATTTCTACTCTGACCATAAAGCCAGTGCCATTTATAAGATAATCAAAAAATTCTTGCGTCTTATTACTTTTATCTGCACGTTGAACTGCATCTTCTGTACTACTAATGCCAGGATAACTTCTTAAAGGTAGTTCTGGTTCTGGATATCTAGATTGTCCATAATATAAATTAGCATTATCATCTCCCGAAGTATCCTTTGCATCGTTTCCTGTATCCGCTCTCGATCCCGAAGTCAAAGAACTTTGAAAGAAAGCCGCCTTGTAGTTTATATCTAAATCTAAAATATCTAAATTTTGGCCAGTGAAGATGTACTGATAATCTTTTTTAACATATTTGCCCATCATATCCGCACCACTTAAACCTGGTACGGCAAAATTTAAAATATGAATTTGATAAGGTTGTACTGAATATATAATTTTCTTTTTGTGCATTTTTGTAATATCATCAAATGGTTTTTCAGTTTGCACAGATGTTAAAATTTTAAACCAAGGAACCATTTCACCATCTAAAACGCCTCCTACACCACTTGAAGGTTTTCCGTCTTTGCCAAAATATTTTTCAACAACATTTTTAACTAGATCATTGTAATATGGAGTAGACAGCATGATTGATTCGATAAGTTTACTTACTGCTGTGCCAGGATTTACTTGCATCTCTGATTTTGTTGTTTGTTTACCTTCGGTTTCAAAATCACTTGATTGCATTTGCTTGACGTCTGCTACATCACCAGTATATTTTTCGGTATTGAAATCTGGATGTATTTGAATTACGTATTCATCTATGTGTTGCTTAATATTTTTAGCAATTTCTTTTTCTTGGTTTGATTTTAATCCTTCTGTGATAGAATCAAATTTTTCACGTAAAGAATTTCCTTCAACTTTGAATTGTCCCCTCGTATACAAAAACCTGTTAGACATTCCAAACTCAGTCCATGGTACTGCTATGCCTGAATATGTTGTGCCGCCCGCATTTAAATTCATTATAAAATTTGAAATTTTGATTGGATAATATTTTTTTGGCACTGGATTCCTAATTACTTTACCAGTTGAGTCCATGCCTACGAATTCTAAAGTTAAAAGATATGGTGCATCAGTATGATCTAAATAACCGTTGTTATAGGCCGCGGCTCTAAGTTTTTCAAATAAAGTTATACCTAAAGGTTCTTCTAAATCCATTTCAAGTTTGTTAAAATTCATAAGTTTCCTATCGGGATTAGGCACATAAGAACCAGTCATCACTACTCTTTTAAAAAAAATATCGTGATTTCTTTTTAATATCAAATTAGAGGCCTCTGCTGTTTCGATTCTACTTTTATTTCTTTCTTTAGCATATACCGCCTCCATTCCCATTCCGTCCCCTGAAACATCTTTTGGTGTATCAAAAGGACTAGCATTGTTGAAAGAAGTTGATGGACCTATGCCGCCGGAACGTGCAATAATATCGTGCGGAGGATTCGTTTTGTATAACTTTGGATCT